TGCTTGCGCCAGTTGCGACGTGAGTCACAAGCGATGATGACATCACCGTTGTGATCCTTGAACTTTTGACGGATAGCGCGGAGAGAGTTGAGCACCATGTGACGCAGGATGCCTTCATCCAACTGAGCGTTGGTGTGAGTGCCAATCTGCTTTGACAGGTTGGCAATCATGATTTGCTGGAAGTCAATGATGATCATGTTGTATGTAGGACTCAGTAGGCAATCCGGTCCACGTCTGCGTTGTAGTGATCCGGAGCCGTATCAAACAACGAGGCATCGGACAACGTCAGAATTTCGGTCGTGCAGTCAGCATCGCGCCATTCAACGGAAGAGCGGATAGCATCACCATGATTCTTGAAGTCTTCGGTGAAGACGTGACGACCGTCGAGGAAGACGAAGACGGAGTGGTAGATGGAAGCGTTAGTCATGATGATATTGGTTCTCAAGGTCAATGGTTCAGTTAAATCGCAGGTGCAGATGCAGTCGGCGGCGGAAGCTTGTTGATCGCTCGATACGCCCACTTCCATGCTGGACAACTCCAGTGGTCATTGCGCGATTCGTAGTCACGAACCAAGATACGTTCGACGGTCTCGAAGATGCGGCAATCGTTCTTTCCGAGGCGGACGTAGATCTTGAACTTCGGATGCCACGCGCGGATGTAGTGGTAGCGCTTTTCCTTCCACGCGTTGTACTTATCTTTCAGCCAATCACAGTTGACTTTCATGCTTTGACCTCACGATATTCGGTGACGACACGACCGACCAGGCGCTTGCCGACCAGATGTGCCTTTTCGATGCGACGACGTTCGACGGTTTCGAGGAAGCGCCAGTCACCGGGACCGACGCGAACCAGGATGGCGAAGTGCTTGTGCCACTGCTTCAACTTCTCGACATGCGCATCGACGCGCTTGAAGAACGAACCAACCGGATCACTGTTCAGCTTCATCAGAATACCCTCAGGAGGATGCAGTCTTCGTTGATGCGACCGTTGCCTTCAGTAGAAGCGGTCTTAATCGCATCGAAGTTCTTCGGGAGCGCCTTGACGGCACCGGACGTGAAGCCCGACAGCTGCTGTTCCGGCTTGCGCAGCGTCTTCTGACCACTGGCGATGTAGTTCTGCAGCGTCGTACCCTTCACCGTCAACCCACCTTCGCCAGCTTGGTAGAAGACGATCTTGCGATACTTGGTGTTGAACACCCACAGCCACTGTGCACCGATCAACTTCTCGGGAGCGATGGATGCGATCTTGTATTCGTCGTCACGAGCCTTGAACTTCAGACGCTTGACCAGCTTGTCCAACTTCACCGGCTTCGGCTTGCGAGGCTTACGAACCGCCTTGGCAACCTTGGCGAAGGAATCCAGGTCAGCGTTCAGCTGCACCATGAAGTCAGCCAGCACTCGGCGCGTCGCCTTGAACAGATGCCCGTAGGCTTCGTCCAGTTCCGGATCGCACTTCTTGCTGCCGAGCTCGATGAACTCCTTGGTCTGGAAAGCGAACACGCGCTTCAGTTGCTGAGCAAGGGCAGCGTTGCAACCCATGCCGTTCAGCTTGTCGTAGACGCGTTCTTCGGGGCGATCGCCGCCCATGATACGTTCGATCATGGCTTCGATGATCAACACCATCGGGGACAGATTCTTGCTCTGCTTCGGAGCGACTACCTTCTCGAGCGGATTGCCATCGGCATCCAGTTCGTCTTCCTTGTTGCGAAGGAGAACGTTCTCGAAATAGGTCAGCGTCTCCGCATCATAGCGGCTGTCGATCGGCTGGTTGCGGTTGAACAGACGAGCAATCGCTGCATGCGTCGGAACCAGCTTCTTGATCTTGTTGGTGACGGAACGGATGTTGTCGTTGCTCCAACCACGGTTGTGGAGGAATTCAGCAACCCAAGCCTTGTGGACTTCGGGGTCTTCGACACACACGTTGTACCAGTTCAGTGCACGAACCAACTCAGCGGTGGAGGGTTCGAAAGTGAAGCTGGGTTCATCGCCCAGCTTCAGAGTGGCAAGAGAAGTGGCACGCTTACGCTGCAGCTTCTTTGGCTTGCCAGAGATTTTCTTAAGAGCGTTAGCAGCCATACATCCTCCGTTAGAGGCACGAATGTTACCGAGTCAGAACCCAATGTTTTGATCGAACTGCTTATCGATCATCTGCTCGAGTGCGTAGGAGATTTCAGCCCAGGCTACGATGGCGCGCTTGGACTCGCTGACCAGTTCCAATTTGAACTGACCGTCGCTTTCCTCGACAACGATTTCGTACTCTTCACCGGGAACGAGCTCCCTCATGAACATTGCCACAAGGGAGCGGGTTTCGTCGATCGTCATTTCATCAGTCTCGGGTCACTCACTGCGTTGAGCATGATGTTAGGAAGCACTGACCCAATCTTTTCATTAGTGCGGCACAGCATGTACGGCTGGCCACCCCATGGCGGCGTAGGAGTGACTGGAATCTGATACGGCAGCGGTACTGGAGTGAATGGCGGGTTCGGCATAGGAACCGGAATAGAAGCGTTGCACGGCGCGCAACCAACAACGTGCGGTGCGAGAGATCGACCGCAGCGCGGACAGATCCAACCAACATTGGAAGTCATAGGAAGTCCCAAAGTCTAAATATTGACTGGTGTAGAAAAGGAGAGTGACATGGTCACCAGCGAAGCAGGTAAGAACCTGATCAAGAAGTTTGAAGAGCTCAAGCTGGTTGGATATCTAGATGCCGTGGGCATTCCAACCATCGGATGGGGAACAACTCGCATGGACGGGCGCAAGCCGCGTGTTGGCGAGAAGATCACGCTTGAGAAGGCAGTCGCGTTGTTCGATGCCGATCTAGCAGATTTCGAAGACGCAGTGCGCGACTCTGTTCGTGTTCCGCTGACTCAGCCTCAGTTCGATGCACTCATCAGCTTTTCGTACAACGTCGGCGAAGCCAACTTCAAGAGCTCGACACTCCTGAAGCTGATCAACGCAGGTGCTCCGGCACGTGACGTACAACCTCAGTTCCTGCGTTGGAACAAGGCTAAGGGCAAGGTGCTACGTGGTCTCACCCGTCGTCGCCTCGCAGAAGCGGTCCTGTTCGGACCAGCCTCTGCTGACGAGCTCATCGCGATTTACAAGCTGGACGTCTGACGAACCAGCTGGGACAACACGCCGCTCCATTGCTTGGAGCGGCTCTCCCAACCATAGTGTCCATCGGCATAGTCTTTCTGCTTGTCGAGATGAACATTCCAACGATTGCGGTCTGCCAGCAACTGGCGAATGACGCTACGCAGTTCGTTGTAGAACAGGTTGACGTGCACTTGTAGATCTTCAGTCCAATCGTACTCGATTGCGAATCCAGCAGTGGTCTCTGGCAGCGCCGCAAAGTTCGGCGTCAGCAGCACGCACTTAGCACTCATCGCTTCCATCGCACAGATGCAAGACGTCTCCATCCAGATACATGGATAGGCGAAGATGTCAGCACGCCCAAGGGCAGCACGAACGACTTCCTGCGGTTGCGAGCCGTGGTAGTTGATCTTCGGATGCGCGATGCACTCGTCGATCAATTCACGGAACTGCTCGTCACGTTCCTTCCATCCGTACAACGCGAACGACGAGAACACGTCAAGCTCCAACATCGGGAACTCTTCAGCCAGCGCCTTGAATACTGGCACGAGGATGTTCAAGCCGCGATGCGGAGTCGGATGATAGATCAGGCGCAGCTTACCGTCCTCGCCCTTCTTGATCAGTTCCGGCTCGATCGGAGTGATGGCATTCTTGATGACCATGCCTTCCGACGGCTTGATGCCGTAGAACAGCTGGTATCGTTCCTTCTGCCAGTTCGAGACGTACACGATCTTGGCAAAGCGCTGTCGAGCGACTTCGTCCTTCAGGTGTTGCGATTCCGGATCTTCCGGGAGGTCATGCAACCACAGGATGTTCGGCTTCTCCGTAGAGACGTTGCGAACACGCGAGCGGATGATGTTGAACTTCTCAAGCAAGTTCGTCGGAACGTGTTGGGCGAGACCGGCTCCCATAAGCTCGGTCCCGCCCATTGCGTTCTTGTCGACTTCGTTGCGGTCATCAATAATCGTCAGAGCCATCATTCTTCCCACTGGTCGAATCGAAACACGCTTGCCG